TTTTGATATGGAAATTAGACTTCGTAAAACAAAGGTCGGTGGTGAGAATTGGAAGTCAGCAATTGTGCCCTTCAGAGTAGCGGGGGGTATAGATATTCTCGAAAGTTATATTAGAGAAGGTATTGGTCAGAAGAAGATTTCACAAGCAGGTGCCTGGTATACTTATGGCGATACTAAAGCAATGGGATTGAATGGTATTAAAAAACATTTTACCGATAATCCAAAAGATTTCGAGAAATTAAAGAATGAACTTACCACCTAGAGATTACACAGAACAGGAAAATTTTATAGCAAAAAGTTTGGATGACTTTGGTATGCGTTATCAAGAGCAAGCAGACTTCTTCCCATATACGGCTGACTTTTTTATACCAGAGGTGGGAATGATTATCGAGGCAGATGGTTATTATGGTCATCTTGCGAAAAGAGATGCAAAGAGAGATGAGTATTTAGGAAACCATAAAGATGTGGATATAATAATTCACATCAAAGAAAAGACCCAAAAAGATATAAAGGAAAGACTATGGCAGGAATTAAACAGATTAAGCCACCCATCAAGAAGGTAAAGCAAGCAGAGGACCCTCAAGATACTTGGCTTAATGAGTGTATTGATGACTACCTTAGAGGTACGATGTATGCTCCACGAGCGGGTGTTTTCTACCCTTCTTCCCTAGGTAATCCTTGTGATAGATATCTATGGCTTTGTTATCATGGTCATATGGTAGACCAACCGTTACCACCTAATCTACAAAGAATTTTCCAATGTGGTAGTTCTTTAGAGGATAGAGTGGCGAAGTGGTTTATGGGACTAAATATTCTACTCCAACAAGAAAAGTCAGTACGTATAGACACACCCCCAATCTCAGGGCGTATTGACTTTGTTATTAAACATTATGATTATGGGAATCTTCCTGTAGAGTTGAAGTCCATTAATAAAGCGGGATTTACTAAACTGAAGAAGCCTAAACCAGAACATTCATTACAACTTCAAATGTATCTGAACATGGGTGATTATCCAATGGGTACCGTTCTATATGAATGTAAAGATGACCAAAAAATTAAATCGTTTTTAGTTGAGCGTGATGTGGTAGAATGGGAAAAAATATTAGCTAGGTGTTTTAGAATTCAAGATATGATAGCTAGGCCAGAAAAATGTACGGGTGCCCCCTGGTGTGCTTGTAAAGAAGTAGGAACAATATGATAGAACAAGTAACATTTACAGGAGCAGACGATTCTGTTTCTCCTGAAGCATTATCAGCGATTTCAAAAGAATTTCCATTTGTAGAGTGGGGAATTTTACTAGGTACTACATATTCTATATATGACGATGTAGGATTGCCACGATTCCCGTCCACATCATGGGTAGATTCCTTAGCTGAAGTATATAAGAAACATATGCGTGACGAGTTGGCACCTATGAAGCTTTCGGCTCACTGGTGTGAACCTTTTGCAGGGGAACTGGTAACAAAGGGTAGGTCTTTTAATGATATCCAGGGACTAAATGGAATCCCCAATATCTTTAAAAGAACTCAAATAAACACTTATGGATTGAAATATATTTTTGCTGAGTCATTTCTCGAAGAAATAAGAAAACATCCAGAGATGGAATTCATTTTACAGATAGACGGTGTAAACGATGATTTTGTATTAGGTACAAATTTACCAAATATCTCTTTACTACAAGACTATTCAAGTGGGGCAGAGACTTTTGCTAATGAGTGGGGGCAATGGGAAGGGAAGAAATACGGTTATGCTGGTGGATTAAATATCGATACCCTTCCAGCTGCTATGGCTAAGTGGCTGGATAGACCTGCTAATGAAACGATAGCGTGGCTAGATATGGAGTCTGGAGTACGTACTGGAACATCTGTTGCTGATGGGAATAAGTCTGTATTTGATTTGCAAAAAGTGGAAGATGTATTAACGTGGGCTGACCCGCATTGGTACTACTCCACGACAGTTCTGAAATCTTCTGCAGACGCTGGGATAGGTGTCCCCCACAGAAAGACGAGGATGCAACATGCAAGTACGTGAGACAAAATGGACTCCCATGAAAGCCTTAGGGAGAGCGCAACGAGAAGTTGAGTCCCTTGGACTTCCTAATTTTAAAGTCGATTTAGAAGAACGGCAGGACTTAGAATTCTCTAAATTAACTAACTATGATAATAAAGAACTGGAAGATTTTTTAACTATGTATGGTGGTTACAAGGCGTATCTTGAAACACGAGTTTCAGATATTGAAGCAACTGTTGGAGCGTTTGAGGCCGCTTTTAATGAGGGTTATAACACGGCTCTATTTAAGGTTACTCAAGAGTATAATGAAACAGCTAGAAAGAAGCCTACTCGTGAAGAATTGCGCGGTGAAGTTCTTACTAGATTTGAATCACTACGAGAATTAAAAAGGGAATTAATTGAGCAACAAGCTTTACTTAAAAAAACTCAAGGCTTACTCAATACTTACACAACAGCCTACAACACAGTTAGTAGGGTCGTCGCATTAAGAACATATGGTACTCAAGTACAATGAATTATTTAGGATTGGATTGTTCAAGCCTTGCTGTTCACGGAGCAATAGTAAATGACAAGGAAGAACTTGTATCCCTTCATAAATGGGGGAGCAAGCTTAAAACTTTTGATAGTCGATTCCCGGAGATAACAAAAGAATTTTCCAAGGAATTGAGTAAAATAAATCAAGTAGAATTTGCTTCTATAGAGGCGGCGATTTTCATTCAAAATCCAAAAACTACTATTGCAATAGCAAATGTAATTGGTGCAGTTTGGGCGTTCCTCTTGGAACAATCTATCAATACATCTATAATAGATAATAGGTCTTGGAAGAAAACCGTTATTGGAAAGGGTAATTCTTCCAAAGATGATATCAAGAAATTTGCAATAGAGAAGTGGGGAGATAAGTTCCCCGAACAAGATTATGCAGATGCAGCATGTGTTGCATTATGGAACAAAAGGAGGTTCTAGTATGGTAATGGGAGGCGAAGGTCTTAGAAAGGTAGGACCCGACCAAATGTATATGGGCGGGGCCAAACAGGAAAAGAAGAAGTTGGAGTATAAGGACAAGTTTCCTGAAAACCTTCCAACGTTAGACGATGTACGAAAGAAATATGGAACCGTTGTTTGGTGCAAATATTTAGCTTGTAAATCAAATCAAGAAGTAAAAGGTTTACAAACGACTAGTGGAACTGTTTTAAAAAATAGTCAGTATAATCCAATTAATGAACAAGACCATGTATGGACTGGTATTTGTACACGAGGAGAAATTGCTATTAAATACGATGAAATAACAACTACAAGTGGGGCGAAGGCGAAATATAACGTCCCCAATTGTTTTACTAGTTCGACTAAGCAGACAGGTCATGTCGATTTCAGTAATTTCTTAAATTCAGACGGTAGTCCCCTAGGTGGTAACGTATCTTCGCAACATGAATCAGATGCTGGTTATGGTGTGTTTGATTCTAATAGTATTTACGACGATTAGTTACTATGCCAAAGTATATTCCTGAATCAGTTAGATTAGAGGCTATGCAATTATTTATTGCAGGGAACCTCACGGCTAAAGAGATAGCTGAGTATGTCTCCAAAGATGGGGTTGTTGTAAGACCACCTACTATCTATGCGTGGGCAAAGAAGGAAAAATGGGCAGAACAAAAATCTGTGGCAATTGCAGATAAGAAACAAAAGATTGTTGAGACAGAAGCACAAAGATTTACTAGATTGCAAGAGGACCAGTTAGATAGCTATACGCAAATATCTAATAAGGCTACACGAGAGATAACAGAGTTACATTTCGATAGAGCCTTAGATGCAGCAAGGGCTGCTGATATTGGTATTAAAGGGCAAAGAGAAGTGTTATCAGGGATGATAAACCTCCAATTTGTACAGGATGTTTTAGGTATTCTTGTAGAAGAGGTCCAAGACCAGGGACTTTTGCAGAAGATTGCTGTTAAATTAAAAACTCTTGTACAAACTTCGGAGGAGAAAAAATAAGTGGCTAAAGATGTAGTGTCTATAGATAGCGCTTTTAACCTGCTATCTGATGGGTTATTAAAACAAAAACAATATGATGTTGGCACGTTCCGTGAGTTCATAGAAAACATTTGGTCATTGTCTTATGACAGTCCTGAATACTTTAAAGCCTGGCACGTATCTATTTTAGCCGAAGATATACAAGAATGTATTGAAAGCAACTTAAATTATGTTTGCGTTTTACCTAGGGGACATTTCAAATCTACAATCTTAGGTCATGCCTTTAGTGTATGGAGACTTTTAACTGCCCCTAGAGATATGTCAGTTCTTTATTTATCTTATAGCGATGGAATGGCTAGATATCATATCGCTGAGATAAATAAAACAGTTATGAGAAATCCAATTATTACAGAAATGCTTGTAAATAGAAATCCTAAAGCAGATTTTTCCGCTAGATTTTTTAAAAACAATCAACCTATGGAAATTATGCATGGTGGATTGTTTTCTTTCAAGAGAGGTATGCATGTCAACGGTGCTTTAATTGCAGATGACGTACTACGTGACCCTGAGAATCCATTGAACATGGGACAGATTACTAAAGTGGAAGACCACTTCATGACTGAATCAATGTTCATACCTTTAAAGGAAGCCCCTGTTATTGTTGTAGGAACTCCTATGATGCCCGGAGATTTGTTAGCCAAGCTTCAAGACGACGCTCGATTTAAGTCAAGAGTTCTTCCAGCATTAGACCCAGTTCCGGGGCGTAGAGTATTAGCACCTGAGATTATGGATGAGAAGTATTTATTAGCACAACAAAAAGCACGCCCTAAATCATTTGCTTCTGAGTTTATGTTAGTACCACATTTCTCAACTGAGTCATATTTTAGTGATGAAGACATAACTAAATGCGAAGATGAAACTTTAAGGTCAGCACCAGCTACTAAAGAGTTTAAAGATTGGGAAGGGGGTGACCAGTTCTTTGGTGGCTTCGATGTGGGTAAAAAAAGACATCCATCCCACCTAGTAATCTTTAGAAAACGAGGGGAGAAGGTTGAACAAGTTCATCACTCCTTTTTAGATGGTTGGAGTTACTCGGACCAAATTGAATATTTAAATGAAGTTGCTGATAATTTTAAATTAACTAGTGGGTACATAGATAACACTCGCGGGGAACTCGAAGACAGAGGATTGGACACTAGATGGCGTGGAATGCATTTCACATTGAAAGCAAAAAATACCATGGCCGGAGTGTTTGAAAATTTTGTTCATTCGGGTATCATAAGATTAATCAAGGATGAAAGGCAGAAGCAGCAGATTCTTTCTGTTAGCAATGAATTAAAGGCTCCTGCTACTCCTATGGGTCATGGGGATGCGTTTTTCTCAATCGCCATGGCTTTACAGGCCATTCATGATACAGCTTATAAGTTTGTAAATTTGGGGAGTGTGACTGATTGGTTTAATGCTGTTAGTCCCGATGAAACTTCTGAAAAAACTTCTGAAATTAGAAAAGAACAACTTGATGATGAGACTGGGTTTGGTTTCAATGAGGGTCCTGACAGCAGCAAGGCAAATCCTTTGCAAATGCAGCCCGTCAATGCAATAGAAATAGCGGAGTTTGCCCCAAATCCACAATGTGAGGAAGCAGTTTGTAACCCTGCCTTTTGGGTTCCTGAGAATGGTCTTTGCCTCTATTGTGGCCATAGACAATAGAATTTATTTTTTTATACGGAGATAAAAACCTTAAATGACAACAGTTAGAAATTATGTACAGCTCTCAGAACAAGCCCAAACTATTTTAGAGCACAGATATTTACTCAAGAATGATAAGAACAATATTATTGAAACGCCCGAAGAATTATTTAATCGTGTGTCTAATGGGGTTGCATCAGTTGAAACATTATATGGGAATCTTCCCGTAGAATCTGACTTATCTGCAATGGCTTTCTATGACATCATGAGCAATTTTGAATTTATACCTAACTCACCTACATTGATGAATGCTGGTACAGAACAAGGTACTCTAAGTGCTTGTTTTGTATTACCTTTGGAAGATTCAATGGAAGGTATAATGAAAGCTGCTACGGATAGTGCTATGGTACAAAAGTTTGGTGGGGGTACGGGTTTTGCCTTGTCAAAACTTCGACCTAGAGGAGATGCAATAAAATCAACACATGGAATCGCATGCGGACCAATTGAAGTATTGAAGACTCTCTCTAGGGTTTCTTCAATGATAACTCAGGGAGGCAAAAGAGATGGTGCGAATATGGCCATTATGTCTATCTATCATCCTGATATCCTTGACTTTATTAGTTGTAAAGCTGTTGAAGGGGATATTCACAACTTTAATATTTCGGTTGGTGTAGACAGACATTTTATGGAATGTGTTAAGCATGACCTTGATTATGATTTAGTTAACCCCAAAAATTTAAAGATTGTTGGAAAACAAAATGCACGGGAAGTTTTTACGAAAATAATTGAAGGTGCATGGAAGAATGGAGAACCTGGAATGGTTTTCCTAGATTCAATTAATAGAGACAATCATGTTATCTCAGAATATGGGGAAATGATTGCTACTAATCCATGTGGCGAACAACCATTACTTCCCAATGAATCTTGCAACCTAGGTTCTATTAATCTTGCTAAGTTTTATAAATCTGATGGAGATTT